ATACAAGACCCCGTCATCAGATGCTTCCATGAAATCCTCGCAAGCGGTGTTAAACCTTGCTAATGCTCTGGCTGTGCTAGAGCGTCTAGAAGGGGAAGCACTATGACTGACGAAGAGTATGAGAAGTGGATTAAAGATTTTGATAAAACCATGCTTAAAGGAGGTGAGCTGGAAGCTAAAACCACTGACCTTGGTGATGGTGTGTCAGCTAGGGTTTATCAGCGCAAGGATGCCGACCCAAAGATCACCTTTGGGAAAGGCCCAGCAGATACATATAAGGTGGGTATATTCAGTGCGTCAGGTTATGAGAAGGTTGATTTTGATTCGTTGCCAGAAGAAGTTCAACAAGCCCTGAATAACGAAAGAGAACAAGACCAGAGGAAACAAGCCAGTTGTGGTGTAGCCCTTGCCGGTAATGATGATATTCTGGGGGCAATCATTGATATGTGCGTCCATGACCTGAAACGTAATAACTTTACCTTCAGGCATGATCACAAATACCACAGTAACTGTTTCCCCTATGTCACGCTGGAGCGCTACGAAGAGACTGTTGCTCCTGTCAAACCAAAGAGAATACACAGGCGAATTGATACATTTTTGGTAACGTTTAGCTCAAATGAAGCCACTGTTGGTTTTGAGCTAGATGCAGAGGAAGCCAGATTTCTAAGCCGAGAGCATAGAAAGAAATATCCTAAACGACTGATAGCCCCGAAAAGCTGGCCTCGTCAGGAGGTTCCCGCGATCCTTGATGGTATATACCGGAAGGTTCAGGAGGCTATTAATGCTTTAGAGCATAGTTATCATATGAAGCAGCGAGCCGATGAAGGAGCGCCGCCAACCTCCCACTAATTATTTAAAGGTCAAGATTATGCCAACCTATTACAAAAGCACCGCCAAGAAACCCGGTGGTGGAGTACGCAAGGGATACCGCCGAGGCGGTAGAAACCTTCGGGATGAAGAAGCCAGAGTTATTGGCGTACAGGATAATGCAGCCGATGAGCTGCGCCGGGTCAGGGCCAGAAGGCCACATGATGCGGCTGAACGCAGGGACAGACGCGACCAGTTAGCGCGGGTTGGTTCCCGTGAGCGTAATGCCCGTGACGAGATGCACAGGCTGCGCCGTGAGGCAGCAGGCTACCAGTACGGTGGTGCTATAGGACGGCAAGCTGCCGCGATGGGGCCAGCGATTGCAAGGCGGATTCCGCATGGCGATGATCCTAACCAACGCTTTCGTTCATTGCGCCACTATTTGGGAGATCGCAGGGCTAGAGGATATCAGTACGGTGGTGCTATCGGCAGACAGGCTGCCGCATTTAGCCCATCTATAAACGTCGACCCAGCCGCCATTCAGGCAGCGATTGCTGCCGTTAATCGGAGAGCAGCGGTACGTTATCCGACCTCACCCCGTGGCCCTGATAGAGCCGGATTAGTGCCACCATCTGTTGCGCCTTGGGCGAGCGGTGGTCGTGTTGGATTTAAAACCGGCGGAAGGATTCCTCGTAAGAAAGGAGCGAAATTCATATGAAGAAACAGGGCTATAACGCCAGACTCGATGAGTCTTTGGGTGAACGCAACCGCAAGAAAAAGTCTCGCTCCAAGACCAAGCGCACCACCAAGAAGTCGGCTACGCTGTCTCCTGAGATTAACCAGCATAAACGCATGGCGATGGGAGAGGATGTCCTTACTGGGAAGATGATCAAGAAGGCCAAGGGTGGAATGGCAGGCCGTCGCAAGGAAAGTGAAGGGATGGAGAAAGCCAGTGGTCGCCGCAAGTATGCCGCTGTCGGCACGATGGATAAAGGCAACAAGCGGGTCAAGAGGAGAGCCGGGGGACGCGCCCCTTCTCCTACAGCCGTTAATCTGAATATGGGTGAACCCAAGACCAAGACTATTACAGCGCGTGGTATGGGTGCGGCAACCAGAGGTGGTCAGTTCAGGGAAATTGTGTAGTGGCAATAGACCGACCGCTAGGCGTATATCCTCTGGAAGAACCGGAGGAAGACGAACTCCAGATTGAGATAGTGAACCCTGAATCGGTGAGCATTACCGATGAAGACGGTTCCGTTGTTGTGGATTTTGACCCCAATGCTGATGAGGTAAGCACCGAACACGGTGATAACCTTGCTGAATTTATGGATCATACCGAGCTGATGAAGCTCGGCAGTGAGCTGGTCAACCTATATAACGCAGACAAGGAAAGCCGTCATGACTGGGAAGAGTCCTATATCAAGGGACTCGACCTGCTGGGAATGCGCTTTGAAGACAGAACCACCCCGTGGGACGGGGCATGTGGGGTTTTTCACCCACTGCTTGCCGAGGCGGTGGTGAGGTTCCAGTCGCAAACCATCATGGAGATATTCCCTGCCAGCGGCCCAGCCAAGACCACGATCCTTGGTGAGATTACCGATAAGAAGTCCAAGCAGGCAGACCGTGTACAGGATTACCTAAACTACCTGATGACGGTAGAGATGACTGAATACCGTGGTGAAACAGAAAAGCTTCTTTTCTCTTTACCCATTGCAGGTTCGGCTTTCAGGAAAGTCTATTACGACCCTAATATGGGGCGACCCTGCTCTATGTTTGTACCGGCTGAGGACTTTGTAGTTAGTTATGGGGCGGCAGACCTCGAAACCTGTGAGCGTGCCACCCATGTAATGAAGAAAACCCCTAACGAGGTACTGAAATTACAGCAGATGGGGTTCTATGCAGACATTGAGTTGCCTGCACCAGCACCTGATACTACTGAAATAGCGGCCAAGTACAGCAAACTCACTGGGGATAGCCCTAATTACGAGGTAGATCAACGACATACGCTGCTTGAGATTATGGTAAGCGTGGATTTACCCGGTTTTGAGGACTTGGATAACGGCGAACCGACTAAAATCGGGTTGCCTTATGTCATTACCGTGGACAAAAGCTCCAATCAGGTGCTGGCGATCCGCCGTAACTGGCATGAAGATGACGAATTAAAGCTAAAGCGTCAACATTTTGTCCATTACCAGTACTTACCGGGCCTTGGCTTCTACGGATTCGGTCTGGTACACATGATTGGGGGCTTGACCAAGTCGGCAACCTCCCTGTTACGTCAATTAGTTGACGCAGGAACGCTGGCTAACCTTCCCGGTGGCCTGAAAGCCCGTGGATTACGAATTAAGGGCGATGATTCGCCGATTATGCCCGGAGAATTCCGCGATGTGGACGTTCCCGGCGGTGTAATCCGCGACAATATCACCTTTTTACCCTATAAAGAGCCATCTGCCGTACTTCACCAGATGTTGCAGGAAATTGTGCAGGATGGCAGGCGTTTTGCCTCCGCAGCCGACGTAAAAGCGGCTGATATCAACGGAGAGGCGCCAGTTGGCACGACTCTTGCGCTGCTTGAGCGCGAAATGAAGGTATTGAGCGCGGTGCAGGCCCGTGTCCACGCGGCAATGAAGACAGAACTTAAAATTCTGTCCGGTATTGTCAAGGATCACGGCCCTAATGAATACCCCTACGGCAGTGAAGAGAACGCCATCACTACCGAGGACTTTGATGACCGTATAGACATCATTCCGGTCAGTGATCCCAATTCAGGGACTATGGCGCAGCGGATTATGCAGTATCAGGCAGCCCTTCAGTTGTCTGCACAGGCTCCGCAGATGTATGACCTGCCCCTTTTGCACCGCCAGATGCTGGAAGTTCTTGGAATCAGGGATGCAGACAAGATCGTGCCGAGTACGGACGATATGAAGCCAACCGATCCGATCTCGGAGAACATGGACTTGATGATTGGCGAGCCGGTGAAAGCCTTTATATATCAGGATCATGCAGCCCATATAGAGGCGCATGTATCGGCTATGAACGATCCGAAACTGGCCGAATTGCTTAATCTGGCCCCTGATGCCCAGATGAAACAGGCTGCCCTTACCGCGCACATAGCGGAACATGTGGCCTTCCAGTACAGAAGAGATATTGAGAAAGAGCTGGGGGTATCGTTACCGCCAGTTGATTCAAGCCTGCCGGAGGATATTGAATACCGTCTGTCGAAGCTTGTGGCTCCTGCCGCTGAGCAGTTAACAGGAAAAGCTGTTCAGGAAGCTCAGGCTGAAGAGATGGCTGCCCAGCAGGAAGACCCTGTTATGCAATTACAGGAGGCCGAGCTTGAGCTGGAAGCCAAGAAGGCCGCTGACAAGGTGCAGGTGGATATGGCCAAGATCAATGCTGATCTTGAAAAGGCTGCCGCCAAGGATAACCTTGAGCGTGAGAAGTTAGCCGTTGATGAGAAGATTGAAGGGGCGAAACTCGGTGTTAGGATTGCCGAGACCAATACCAAGGAAGAACTTGAAAGCCGCAAGATTGCTTCCAAGGACAAGCTCGAAGGAGCCAAGCTTGGTACAGAGATAGCCAAGGAAATCATGATTGACGAGCGCACCAGAGAGATAAGCGAAAGGGACAGGGATGACTGAGGTCTTCAGTAATCCGGCCCTTCAGGCGCTGCGTGAGCGAATACGGGTCATGATGAACGATACCGCCGATCATTTAAGCGCGGGTGGTTGTAAAAACTTTGATGAATATTCCAAATGCTGTGGCATTATTGAAGGGCTTGCTATGGCAGAAAGAGAACTTCTTGATTTGAATAAGAAAATCGAAGAAGGGTGATTCTCCGCATAAAGCGGTGCAAGTGACTCTGGACACTTTCTTCCAGTGCAAGGATAAACTAATGGCAGAGGCGTTAGCAGGAGCGGTAGAGATAGAGGCCGCCGAAGAGCCGAGGAAAGCACACCAGCTTCCTGATCCTACAGGTTACAAGATTCTGATTGCGATGCCCGAACCGGACGAGAAAACCGAAGGCGGCATTATCAAGTCAGCGAATACTCTGGAACTTGAAGAGGTCGGTTCGGTAGTAGGAATGGTGATAAAACTTGGCCCTGATGCTTATAAGGATGCCAAGCGTTTTAGCAGTGGCCCTTACTGTAAAGCTGGGGATTTCATTTTAATGAGGTCTTATTCAGGCACTAGGTTTTTAGTTCGTGGTAAGGAATTCAGGCTAATTAACGATGACAGCGTTGAAGCTGTTGTTGAAGACCCGCGAGGTATTGTAAAGGTATGAGCGAAGCTGAAGAGGTACAGGAAACTCAAACGCCACCCGAAGACCAGTTCTTTGGCGTGAAGGCGCAAGTAGGTAATCAGGAGGAAGCACCGTCTGAGGATGTGGAGGTTATTGATGACACCCCAACCGAGGAGCAGAAGCCTGCCAGAGCCGTTGAGGCGGACATCGATACGTCACAGTTTAATGACGATATTACGCAGGACGAGCTTGAATCCTATGGGATGAAGGTTCAGAAGCGGATTAACAAGCTACGCGCTGTTAATCATGAAGACAAACGCAAACGCGGTGAGGCTGAACGTCAGGCTCAGGAAGCCGTGCGTGTCACCAAGCAGCTTCATAATGAAAACCTGAAGCTCAAAACCACCTTGCAGAGAGGTGAGAACGCCCTGATCTCGTCGGTCAAGAAGAAGACCGAGCTTCAGCTTGCTGAGGCCGAGGAGCGTTACAAGAGTGCTCACGAAGAAGGAGATACCGAGAAGATTGTGCAGGCCCAGAAAAGCCTTAACAATGCTCAGGCAGAACACCGCGAGATTGTTTCGCGGGAAACCCAACAGAAGAGGCGCGTTCAGGCCAAGAAGAAGTCGCCACCAGCGCCGCCTAAACGTCCACCCGCTCCCGCGCCGCTCGATCCGCGCCAGCAGCAGTGGATGCAGCAAAATCCGTGGTTTAAATTAACGGCTCAACCTGGAGAGAGGGTTGACCCCAACCAGAAGGTGATGACTGCGGCCGCTCTGGCGGTTCATGATAACCTGATGGAAAGAGGCACAACGCCTTCTGTGGACGCTGATGCGTATTATCAGGAGGTAGACACACAAATGCGGGGTTTATTCCCAAACTATTTTTCAGAGGGGGAGCAGGCGGATGTAAGCCAGCCTGCTTCAACTCGCGGAACTACCAACGTAGTCGCACCCTCCACTAGGAACAACGGGGCGCGGGGACGCAAAGTGAAGCTTACGAAATCCCAAGCTGACATCGCGAGACAGATTGGTGTATCTAACAAAGACTATGCTGACGCATACCTTAAATTACAGGAGTAAGGCTAATGTCGGAAGAAGAATCGCGCTCATCCCGTTCCCAAGAGGAACGTCCTAGCGAAGAAAGACCTGATGATTCGTGGAGGCCAGCCTCCTCGTTACCTACCCCCGCCCCTCAAGAGGGATGGGCGTTCCGCTGGGTTCGTACCAGCGTATTAGGTCAGGCAGACAACACTAATGTCTCGCAGAAAATGAGAGAAGGATGGGTTCCGGTTCGCGCCGATGACCATCCTGAATTGGAGGTGATGTCTGATGTTGGAACCCGGTTTAAGGGAAATGTCGAGGTTGGTGGCTTGTTGTTATGCAAGATTCCAGAAGAGGAATTAATCAAGCGTGCCGAGTATTATGCCAAGATAGCCAATGATCAGATGGAAGCCGTAGATAATACTTTTATGCGAGAAGAGAACCCTGTGATGCCGTTAATTAAAGATCGGTCGAGCAGGACTACCTTTGGCAAAAGATAACCCTTCTGGGGTTGTCTTTTAAGTGATGACATGAGGAGATAATTATGTCAGCAACAGCGACCCCTATGGGAGCAGAACCAGTCGGCGGTTTAAGCGCTTGTGGTTCTTTCTCCGGCAAGGTTCGCCATATATCCATAGCCAGCACTTACGGGGCTAATGTTTTTTATGGTGACTTTGTAAAACTGGTCAACACCGGGACTCTTGAAAAAGATACTGGTACGACCACGATGACCCCGGTTGGTATATTCATGGGCTGTTTTTATACAGACCCAAATACCAGCCAGCCCACATTTAACCAGATGTGGCCTACTGGGACTGTAGCGACTGACGCTATGGCCTATGTGCTTGATGATCCAGACGCTGTATTCAGAATGCAGGCGAATGGTTCTCTGGCGCAAACTACCTTGGGTAATAACATTGCAGTAACCCAAACTTCCGGTTCTACCACTATTATGCGTAGCAAGAACTCTGTTACAGCGAGTTCGGCTGCTACGACTAATACACTACCCCTGCGTATTCTTGAGTTTGTGAATGGGCCGGATAGTGCGGTAGGTGATGCATACACTGATGTTCTCCTGACTTATGTTTCAGGGATGCACCAGTACCGTACCGCCCTAGGCGTATAGGAGACTAGCGAATGGCTATTTCAAGAGCGCAGATGCTCAAAGAGCTACTTCCGGGTCTTAATGCCCTGTTTGGCTTAGAGTATGCAAAGTACGAAGACGAAGATCGAATGATTTACGAAACTGAATCATCCGACCGCTCGTTTGAGGAAGAAGTAAAACTGAGTGGTTTTGGCGCGGCTCCAGTGAAACCTGAAGGCTCTGCAATCAATTATGATTCAGCGCAGGAAGCGTTCACGGCTCGCTATACCCATGAGACCATTGCTCAGGGTTTCGCTATTACGGAAGAGGCAATGGAGGATAACCTCTATGCTTCCCTGTCACAGCGATACACAAAGGCACTGGCAAGAGCTATGGCTTACACCAAGCAAGTCAAGGCTGCCGTTCCATTGAACAACGGTTTCACTAACGCTTATCAGTCTGGCGATGGTGTTAACCTGTTCACAGCGGTAGGCGATGGCGTAACTGGTGGAGGCGGTCACCCGCAGGTTAATGGTGGCTTTAACTCTAACCGGCCCGCGACAGCGGCTGACCTTAACGAAACCTCACTCGAAGATGCTGTGATCCAGATTGCAGCGTTCACCGATGAGCGTGGACTTTTGATCGCAGCCCGTCCTCGCAGGCTCATTGTTCCACCGGCCCTGATGTTCGTGGCAACCAGAATCCTAGATTCTGAATTGCGCGTCAGCACTGCTGATAACGACATCAATGCCCTGAAGAACAATGGCTCCATTCCTGAAGGTTACTCTGTCAATCACTACCTGACTGACAGCAATGCTTTCTACATCATCACTGATGTACCGAATGGTATGAAGCACTTCGAGCGTACTCCGCTTGAGACTTCAATGGATGGCGACTTCGATACTGGTAACGTGCGTTATAAAGCACGCGAGCGGTACAGTTTCGGTGTTTCTGATCCACTAGGAATCTGGGCTTCGCCCGGTACGTCCTAATCAGTAGTAGATATCGGGGGTGCGTAGCGCCCCCTTTTATCTGGGAAACATACAGTTTTAGCGACCAGCCCAGTGGACGTTTACGAAGACGCTAAGACGAATCCTTTCGTAAAGAGGTATCTCTTATGGCTTTAACCACATTTCAAGGCCCAGTACGTTCACTTGGGGGATTTTATTCCCAAGGCCCAGCGACCACTGTTGCCCTTACTGCTAATACCACTCTTAGCCCCACTACACATGGCGGCAAGATTATTCTCCTTAACGACTCCTCCTTAACCCTCACGCTTCCTGAAATCAGCGTGGCGGCTGACCCCACTACCGGCGGCCCCGGTGCAGAACCCAACACTCTTAACAATACAGGGCTGATGTATAACATCGTCTTTCTTGTTGACTGCACCTTGGCGTTAAAATGTGGTGGATCAGGAACTCCGGGCGATCTCTTCTGGGGATCGATCATTCTCGGCAAGACAGGGGCAGCGGAACAATATATTCCCAACGGCAGTAGTAATGATGTGATAAACACCAACACTACCACCAAGGGGGGCATAGCTGGTTCCAGCATTCAGGTGGTTCCTATCTATACCAACAAATGGCAAGTGTCTGGCGTTTTGGTTGGCTCCGGTACTCTGGAGACACCGTTCGCAGATGCGTAATTTAGTAGCGGGGCTTCGGCCCCGCTCTTTTTGGAGATAGATATGGCAGATTTAGTAACAAGCCAGACAATACAGGATGGCCCTCGCAACGCCATCATGAAGTTTACTAACGTAAGCGATAGCACTGGAGAGTCGGCTGTAGTTAAGGTGAGCGTTAGTGCTTTAAGCGCACAACCCAGAACAGGCGCAGCCTGTACCAGCGTTTCTGTAGCTGGCATACAGTTCTCTACCTATAACATGTCAGTAACAATAGAATTCGATGCGACCGTCAATACCCTGATTGCAACTTTACCGGAGAACTATTCGGACTCGCTTGATTTTTCAGCATTTACTGGCATTCCCAATAACTCGGCTGCTGGGAAAACGGGAGACATTCTTTTTACAACTAACGGCGCAGGAACAGGTGATACCTATGTGGTTGTCCTGACACTTATCAAGAACTACGAATAGAGGTTTAAATGGCTAAGTTAGAGATATTTCAGAACGGAAATTTCAGTGACGGTCGCCCTGTCTACCAGATAGGTTCAAAGAATGCAGATGGAGAGTATGACATTGCAGTCTTTGATCTTATGGAGAAGAGCCAGGCCAAGGCAAGGTTGGCGAAGATGGGTGGAAACTCGACTCCTAAGAAGAAGGCAGCGCCTAAAAAAAAAGAAATAGTTGAGCCTCCACTTAAATCCGTTACTTTCGTAGAAGAAACAAGCCGAGCCGATCTTAACAAGAAGACGAAGCTGGAGCTTGAGGAATTTGCGCGTGAGTTCGGTGTAGAGCTAGACCGCAGGGAAAAGAAAGAATCTTTGGTTAAGCAAGCCTACAAGGCGCAGTTTGATGGCTAGAAATTATCGTAGCGAGTACAAGAACTACCATGCTAAACCCGTGCAGAAAAAGCGTAGGGCCGGTCGTAATGCAGGTAGAAATAAACTGCTTGCAACCGGAGCTGTAGCAAAAGGCGACAAGCGGGATGTTCATCACAAAGACCGCAATCCAAACAACAACAAACGATCTAACCTGGCAGTAACTTCACGAACAGTTAACCGGAGGCGAAATGGCAAGAGGTAAAAAGAACTGGATTCAGAAGGCGATCAAGAAGCCGGGTAGCTTGCGTAGAGCTGCTGGGGTGAAAAAAGGCCAGAAAATAAGTGGCAAGGAATTAACGAAGTTAAGTAAATCGAAGAATCCCACTACCAGAAAACGCGCTAACCTTGCCAAGACCTTGAAGGGGTTCAAGAAATAATGGACAAGAACAGCAAGGTCCGTAAAGTAATGGGTGAGTTTAAGGATGGCAAACTCAAATCCAGCTCTGGGCATAAGGTTACTAACCGTAATCAGGCAATGGCTATTGCCCTGAGTGAGGCCGGAATCAATCGCAAGATGTTCTCAGGCGGCAGGGTTGGTGACGGTAAAGCTGTGCAGGGAACTACCAGAGGAAGAATAGTTTAATGGCGACTAGCGGAACTTACACCTTCACCCTTGATCTGGGACAGATCATGGAGGAAGCCTACGAGCGCTGTAATATCGAGATGCGTACTGGTTTTGATTACCGTACTGCACGGCGCAGTCTTGACCTGCTTATGCTGGAATGGCAGAACAGGGGGTTAAGTTTATGGACGGTGAAGGATACGAGCTTTGCGCTTACCCCTGGAACGGGGTCGTATGCGCTTACCGGGGAGAAGCTGGACATAGTGGAAGCCTTCATGCGAACCAACGCAGGAAGCACCACCAAGCAGTCCGACCTTACCATGCAGCGTATATCCATCGCCCAGTATTCCCACCAGACCAACAAGTTGCTTGAGGGCAGACCGATCCAGTACTGGGTTGAAAGAGCGCCCAGCGGCATCACCGTTAATGTATGGCCAATCCCTGATTCCTCGCAGACATGGACTCTGGGCTATTACTACATGGAACGAATTGAAGATAGTGGGACACCTGCTACTCTCAACGTGGATGTCCCCGCACGGTTCCTGCCTCCGCTTACTGCGGGTCTGGCTTACCAGATTGCCATCAAGAAACCGGAGGCAGCACCGAAGATTGAATTCCTTAAACAGGATTATGAAGAACAATGGAATCTTGCATCCGATGCGGCTAGAGAGAAAGCTTCCCTGTATGTGGTTCCGGGTGGGTATCAATACTTATGAGCAGTTTTGCGAGCGGTAAACATGCATTCGGGTTTTGTGACAGGACTGGTTTCCGTTACAAGTTAAGAGACCTTGTGCCTCAGATCGAGGCTGGCAGGCCAAACGGTATGCTGGTAGGGCGTGATGTGCTGGATGTGGACAATCCACAATGGAAGCTGGGCATGATCAATATGTCTGACCCGCAGGCGTTACGCGACCCAAGACCTGATGGTGGTTATCTCCAGAGCCGGATACTGGGGGCATTTGACCCGGTGGGCGGCGGTGTAACCGCGATGGGTAGTCGTACAGTGGGTCTGGATTGTTCTGGTCATGTAGGCAGAGTAACGGTGGAAATAACATGATTCCAGAAATAGTTTGTCGTGAAGAAAATGGTCAGTACATTTTTGATTGCGAGAGATGTGGTAAAACCCATTATCATGGAGCGATGGAAGGCCACAGAGTATCGCATTGTGATGACCGAGACTCTTATCCAAACGGGTATATTTTGAAAAAAGAAGCTGACGGATACTAATAATGGCTTTTACCTTTACCACATTAAAGACTGCTATTCAGGATTATCTTGAGTCCAGCGAGACCACGTTTGTTACGAATCTTCCCCTGATTATTACGCAGGCGGAAGAGCGGATACTGCGTACTGTGCAACTCCCTGATTTCCGTAAGAATGTTACCGGAACATTGAGTCAGGGTAACCCTTACCTGACGATGCCATCTGACTTTCTCGCTTCCTATTCCCTTGCTATTGATAACTCCGGTTATGAATATCTGGTGTTCAAGGATGTGAACTTCATGCGTGAAGCCTATCCCGTAGAGGCAACTGAAAATGTTCCAAAGTATTACAGTATTTTTGACGAGGACACTTTTATTCTAGGGCCAACCCCTAACGCCAATTTTGCTACCGAGCTGCACTATCTGTATGAGCCTGAATCAATCACTGTCTCTAGCGGTGGTACAAGCTGGCTTGGAACCAATGCCGAGAATGCGTTGCTTTATGGGTGTCTGGTGGAAGGTTATACCTTCCTCAAGGGCGATGGCGAACTACTGGGCTGGTATCAGGCTAAATACGATGATTCCGTGATGCGGCTTAAATCTCTTGGTGAGGGTTACGATACGACGGATAATTTCCGTTCCGGCATGGTCAGGAGTGTGAGAGTCTGATGTTGGTTTCAGGTATGAATGGAAGTGCCGGTTCGGTTCTGGTGGAGACCACAACCAAGCGCGGCTTTACTGCTGAGGAATTAGCGGCAAGCTGTGCTGCGAAGATTATTTCCGTGGCAGCTACTGCTGACCCTGTTATCAGGCAGCAGGCCGAGGCGTTTCAGTCCACGATTGAGCAGGTGGTTTTGATATACCTGCAACAGACGGCGAAAAGCGAGCGAACAACTATTTATAATCTTTTACTTGATGCTGGAGAAACCGCTCTAGCCGAACAGATAAGGAGGCTTTGATGGCTTTTACTGGCAACTATATGTGTACCAGCTTCAAGAAAGAGCTGATGACTGGAACACATAATTTCACGAACTCTACTGGTAACACGTTCAAGATAGCGCTGTATGACAACAGCGCGTCCTTTACGGCGGCTACTACAGCCTATACAACCAGTGATGAGATTACAGGAACAGGATACTCGGCTGGAGGTGGGGCATTGACTAATGTTACCCCTACTTCTACAGGGACTACCGGCTTTACCGATTTTGATGACTTCACCTGGAGTACGGCAACGATCACAGCGCGAGGCGCTCTCATCTATAATGATTCCGCCAGTGGTGATCCAACCGTGGTAGTGCTGGACTTTTTGAGTGATAAAACCTCCACAGCCGGTGACTTCAAAATAGTTTTCCCTACTGATGATTCGAGTAATGCGATTATCAGGATAGCCTAATGGCAGGGTGGGGCCGCTCGACATGGGGAGCAGGCCCGTGGGGTGAAAGCGGTGTAACCATTGTCTTGAGCGGCTGGGGCCGCTCTACCTGGAATACTGGTCCGTGGGGACAGCCTGCATCAGCGATTGCTTTTGCGACAGGTTCGGTTGGTACGGCTACTGTAGCCGCTGACGCGCTTGTCAGTGTCACTGGGGTATCTGCTACCGGGGTAGTTGGTGATGCCAATGTAGATGCGCCCGGAAATGTATTTGTCAGCAGTGTTGTTGGAACGGGCTATGTTGGATCAGTTACCGTTTATCACAATGGAATAGCTAATGTCACAGGGCTATCAGCTACAGGTTATGTAGGAACGGCTGCCCCAATAGGCAGCGTTGAAGTTAATGTAACCTCCCCCGGCTTAACAGCTTCAACCAACGCAGT